CGCCGTTGTCCGTAGCAACGTGAAGCACGGCATGCCCAGACTTTAGGGCAAAATAAATGTCTTCTAGCCAGGTAGATTCTTTGTCGTGAACTCGGCACGCATCTAGATCTGGAGAAACACGTTCCCACCAATCATGCAATTGCCAGGGCTCGACCCTGCCTATCAGCATCACGCCACATACTCCCCAACAATCAACCAGTTAAGTCCGTCGCTCATAATTCGCAGGCAAGTGTTTTGCGCGCTAATGGCGGTAGACGAGGCCCCGTCAATTGTCTCAGAACCGGCCGGGGAAATCGTTACCGCATTACCGCTTGAGTCTGTTTTCTTGACACTGATTGTGCGGTCTTGCCAATCACTTGCTTTAGGCAATCCGCACGTTACGGGGGCGCTTGAAGCGTCAATCAGCACCAAGTCTGCGGCAGCGTCGCCGCTCGCAGATAGCCTTTGAGTGTCTTGACCTGTGGCCCAGTTTATTTGCAGCGCGTGCTTCTGTAGAACCTCCCCTAAAGCTCGGCGAAGTTCCGGGTCAATTTGAAATGGCAGCGCCGGTAATGGAGAAACGCGATTGCTCATGGCATTTCTGGGCCAAAATTTAAACTATTCATAGCTGTCTGAGTTAGCTTCAATGTCTATACCCATTACTTCCATATTGCCAGTATAGGTATGCTTTAGCTTGTGCCAGCGCGCAGCAAAAACGTGGTCAAAAACGCCGCCTGAAATATTGCCCGCCGCCTGACTGGTAGACTCAGATGCCCCTAATTGGTCAGCAAACGTATGTCGTTGCTCGCCAGTTGAGGGGACGACTGTGAATCTTGGCCTAACCCTAGACAAAATTGTCACTGCGCCATCGATGCCCACGTTCCCCGTAGTGTAATAACTCTCCCCGCTAACCCCATCAAGCGTTGTCAAAATCCCATTGGCGCCAACATTGCCAGGGACGTACGAGCCGGTGGGGGCAAGCCAATCGTCATAGCTAACATTTGGCAGCGCGTCATACGTGGTCGTTATGTCTGCCAGACTGTCATAAGTTGCCCCAGGAGCGAGATAATCAAAAGCAAAATTTGTATCTTTTCGGCCGAAACCCCAGCGATCACTGCGGTAGTTGTAGGCCAGATACCGGGTTAGCTCGCCAGTTGAGTCTTTACGACTGGGGTAGTACCAATAAACTAAGCTTTTAGATTGGTCGTGATAGCCGACAATTCTGTCGGCATTAGCATAATCCAAGTCAGCAAACAGGAATTCACTGACACGGTTGGTGCCAATAGGTGTGGCGCGCGATCCATCAAAAATGTAAATGTTGTCGGTGCCAATAGTCATGACGCCTATGCCTTGTACGCTGACAACGCTATATGGCGAATAAGCGCCTAACCCTGAGCCGGGAACCAATTGCCAGCCCCATACTGCGGGCGCCCCTTGGTATGTTCCTAAGTAGGCATTACGCTCTTTAAACGCGACCACATTAGACCCCACCCTAGCCGCAGCCGTGATGGCGCCAGGCGTGTCAGTTAGCAGCCCAGTTGTTGCCTGCGTGGCGATGTCAGCGGTCCAACTGTCTGGGTTGCCAGCGGCGCTGCACCACCATCGATTAGCGTCATTTCCGTAAGTGCCCCCATCGTCATCAGTATTGAACGCCATGACAAAATCAAGCACTGACAAAATGCATAGCGCCTTGGGGGCGCCAGCGACGGCAGTAAACTCGCCCCCCGTGCTTTTTTGCAGGCGCACGCCTTTTTGCGCCGCATACACCGTGTCGCCGTAGGTCGTAAACGTCCACCTAGCGGCGGATGTTGCCGTGTAATCGCCGCCAGCGGCGCTGCTCGTCCTGTTAGTCCATCCTGACGGAGTAACGTCGTATAGCCTTGATCTGGCGGCGCTGGCGCTTCCCTCGGTGCCCACCACTACTCGATTTATGCCGCTACCCAGCTTGTAACTAAACGCAGATGCTACAGCGCTAGGCGCGGTTGCTAGGCCCGCGTCAGCGTCGCTAGGGAGTGCCTTAAAGCCTCGAAGCGTCGGAATAATAAGGTCGCAATCAGTCATCACCCCTTGCTGCGTGGGGTCGGCGTCTGGCGCAAAACCAAGTAGGGGAATAAACATTAGAAGAACCTTGGCCGCAGTGCACCGCTACTCGTGAGGGCCGCAGTTTCTTTTTGCAGCTCTCGTTGCACTTTTGCCGCCTCGCCTTGAAAATAATTGGCCTGCTCAGGAGCGCGCAACTGGTCCCTAAAAAGCATGGCCTTGGCCGTTAGGCGCACAAGCTCCTCGCCATCCTCAGTCCAGGCGTTAGTAGCGCCCGAAGATGCGTTTGCACTTATTTCGGTCAGTTGCTTAACACCTGACAGAATTAACGCAAAATCGGCGCTTGGTTTTGGATAAAGCCTGATTGATCTTCCATGTATTGCATAACAGTCGGGGTTGCCTGACGTTAAAGTGCTGTCAACCGACTCAATAGTTTTCCAATTGCGCTCTTCCAGCATGTAGCGTTGCCCATTTAGCACCACTGTAGCCGTATCAATTGCCAGCGGCTTGATTGGTAGATTGGCAAACGGCAAATAAGACACGCCCGCGCTGGCTGTGGCCGTGGTGTCCGCGAATTCGTTCCACGTAAAACGGCGCCGCTCTAGATACTTAATAGCCGACAAAACGCTATCCTGAACAGATGCAGCGCTTGCGCTAAGCTCGCCACGCTTCATTTCGCTAGATATGCGGGCTTTAATTTCGCCAAAGGTCATTTTGTCTTCCTTTTACGACTACCCTTGACTCGGCCACAAGTTGGGCAGATGCGCCCGCCTACGGGCGGTGGCGCATTAATTTGCGCCGCTTTCTCGTTGGATTCAGCCTGCCGCTGCTTGGTAATGTCTCTGCGCCGCATTCTGGGCCTCGCTTGATAGTTTTACGCTCGCTGACTCATCCATCATATTGGACAACTCTGCGCGCCACAGGTTTGCAAAAGGCGCATTTTCGTATTGCGCCCACCACGGCCCCCCTAGCGTCCAATGTATTATTTTGGGGTTGGGGCAAGTGTTTTCGTATTCACCTACCAGCCAATTCCATTCTTCCGGCAATTCTTTAATTGCCTGATCGCCTGCCCATTTGAATTGATGCAATTCGGATGGGGGTGCGGTATTTACATATTCAGTTGTCAGCTTTCTGCACCGGCCAAAATTCATCAGCATTAAGCTTGACCAGTTCTTGCAAGGGTAGGGCTGCTGGATGGCCCCCAACATTTTTATATTACTGCTAGGCGTGTAGTCGTGCTTTACGCAATGAATTGCCGCAGAGGGGCTTCGTTTGTTCCACAGCTCAGCTATATCTGTCAAGCAAAGCATGTCGGAATCCATAAAGATCCCATGCCCAAAGAAATCGCAGCTTGCCGGGACTACAAATCGACTAAGACTGAAATCGGTGCTTTCTGACTTATCGCGCTTACGCCAAAAGAGGCTGCGCAGATTACTGCGCCTGATGGGCGTAATGCTTACCGGTTGGCTTGCCCTACGCATAATGCTGTGGGCCAAGACGTGATACGCCAAGCTTTCATTGTCATCGTAGCCAATGAAAATGCGGATCATGCTTTAGGCTCCACTGTTACAACGTGAGTGCTCCCCATGGTTTCTTTATCCCTAATCTTAAATAGCTCGGCTAGCTTTTGATCCCACCACTCAGGCTCTTCTTGGATTAAATGAGCGTTACGACCATCGGGCAAATATTTGAGCGCTGGACCGGTGTGGATAGCAAATAGACCTAGTTTTTTTACGCACCGCTTTAAGTCAAAAAGCACATCACTGAGGAAGTCAGGCTCGATATGCTCAAGCACATCCGTAGAAACAACAATGTCTGCCGGATTAGGCTCATGCCTGTACTTATGCACTGCCGGGTCGTAGCACTTAATTTCATAAGGCATATGCAAATTAAGTTCGCCCTTACCACACCCATAATCCAAAACGTCTTCTGTTTCTAGTAGCGCGCACAGCCGCATCACTGCGTGAGCCCACATATTTCCACCTTTACCAAAATCAGCGCGTTGCACATGCAGTTCTTTTAACTGATCAAGGTAGCCATTGCTTACAAGGCTCATGCCGCTGACCTCACGCCATAAATATCTGTTAATTCAGTTTTTACTTGTTCCAGTAAATCTAACCAATTGCCGTCTTTTTGGCGCATGACCCTTATCCAGTCACCATAAAACGGCATACTTGAGCCGGTTAGGCCGTAACGCCAGGCAGGCCTGCTTGGCGTCAAGGTCCAGCAGGGGACGCCCATCGCTCCGCAAGCATGCACTAAGCTTGTGTTAATACTGATAATCAAATCCAATTCATGGATAAGACCTCCGTAACACATATCTAGGTCGTTGTTCCAAATTTGATTGTGATGCACTTGGACGCCAGCCCATTCATTAAATTGCTTAATAATTGGCGACCACATGCCTGGCTGTTCCGCAGGGTCGTATTGCAAAGAAACCCAAGTGGCATCGACAGATTTAAGCAGCCCTTTCCATAGCGGCAAAGGCATAGTGCGAATGTCTGAGCGCGTTGGTAGCGTGCCTCCTTGCCAGCTAAAGCCAATGCGGGGGCGCTCACCCAAAGTGCGGACAAAGTCTGCGGCATCTTCTCGCTGCTCATCAAGCGCGCAAAGATAGGGTGTTTTGGGAAAGGCATCATCATGGTTGCGATAGTGTTTACCCAAGCTCATTACTGGAAGCTTTGTTTGCGGCTTCGCCCAATTAGTCCAGGGGAGTTCTTTCACGTCCGATTTACGCGAACCGTAGATGGAAATTTTATCGCCCCAGGCACGCCGGAAAAGCGTTACAAGTCGAGGGTGCGCCTCTACCATTACATCGCAGTCTTTCATGAGGTCCGGGAGCATGCTAGACGCCATGATCTCGTCGCCAACCCCTTGCTCGCCGTAAACAACGACACTTTTTCCGGCGGTGCCTTCCCAATATTTAATATTAGTGGGATATCGTCTATTTTTTCGGTAGCTGTTCATCCCAGACAACAGCAATCCATATTCGTAATTTTTCCAGCCATCTTTCCAGTTGCCTAGCTCAAGTTGAGCCAGCGCTTTATTCCAGTGAGGATCAGGCTTGTCAGGGTCAATCTTAATAGCGGCTTCGCACGCCTCGATTGCCTTATCAGGCGTGCCATTATTAACAAGGATGCTCGCCAAATTATTGGCAACCTCGCTATTATCTGGGCTGATCTTAAATGCGCTCTCATAATGCTCAAGGGCTTCATCAATGCGCCCCTCTTGTTGGCAAATGAAGCCTAACTGGTTTTTCATTTCCGGCTGATCTGGGAGATGGTGCATTGCGCTAGAGAGCCAATGTTCCGCCATCGCCCATCGCCCCATCTTGGCGTAAACGCTGCCCATCATAAAAATGAGCCAAGGGTTTTGCCTGTCATGCATAAGCAAAAACTCCAGCTTGTTTTCACATAACTGAAGTTTTTCCATGTCGGGGGGAGTTACGGAAATTATTTCCGCAACCTCTTTTATGATCTGATCAAACTGCTCGCGTTGCATTTAAATTTGGGGGTGCGAATGCACCCCCTTTGTCCCTCTATTTAATTAAGGCTTAAGCCCCGGTCCACGAAGTGGAAAGCACAAAAGAGCCGAAATCGGCGCTGTTGTATTGGGCTTTTTTCATTCCGCCAATAAGACCTGCGCTGACGCCAAGGCTGTTCCCATAATCGAAAACTTCCTCTGTCCAGCTCATGCGGCCAGTGCTAAACCCTTGGCCGAAAGCCGCTTGCGCAGCTTGAGCGCCACAGAACAGTGCACGCTTAACCTTGGCTACAGTTGCGGAGCCAGAGGCCCCGGTTGGCACGCGATTGCTTTCATGCAAGACAACGCCGTTATAAGTGCCAAGGGCGCCAGTGAAGATGCCGTTAGACATTTCGCCGCCTTGGACTCGGGCTTTTTGCGTGTCGTACCAGGTGATGGTATTGGCCGTCGCTTCGCGGCGAAGGTCTTGGACCTGATGCGGGTGCAAGAACAGCACGTAGAACTCATCACCTTGCTGGCGAATTGGGCGAATCAAAGGGGTTATTGTTTTTGCCTGAGTAATTAATTGGTCAATATGCTCAAGGTAAAATTTGTTAGACCCAGAAGCTGAGCCAACAGACCCCTCAGTGACTAGGGTGCCACCCGCAATCGCCTCAATGTTTCGGCCATTCGCATTAAAGTGATGGTTTGCAGTTGGAGCGGCAATGGCGTTATTACCAGTTTTGCGAGTATCGCCTCCCCAGTTGTAAACGACACCGCCCACTTGGTTAAAGAACCAAGTATCCATGCGGTCGCTCCACCAATCGGTAAGGCCCTGGCGGGCTTCTTCCCGGATTGAGAAGCTAATGCGCTGGTCGGTCATCTTGCCAGCACTGCGCACAGCATGACGAAGCTGGTCAACCAGAACGTCATCTGTATACGTGATCAAAGCTTCTTCGTTGCCCTCAAGCGTTGAATCCCCGCTGATGCCGTCACCAGAGAGCAGCATGCGCAAAGTTGTGCGAACGCGATCCCCTGAGTTTTTGCTCAAATCTTCAGAGATTTGAATAACATTATCCGAGCCTGTTCCCATGAAACGAGAAACATAAGTTTGGGAGAGAGCTTCTCTCCAAAGCTTTTTAGCCCATAATTTGACCGTTGCATTATTGCCGGTCGCAAAGGTTGTAGATGCCACTTTTGTGAACTCCTAAAAATGCTAATAAATTTCGGTGAAGCTCGTGACGTAAGCAATTCGTTGGCGCGTGACGTGCGCAATTCGAGAATGCGTAACGTGCATCATCCGTTCATCAAGCGACGCCAGTTTTCACCGCTTGTCACTCTGTCAAATTCTTCATCGCTCATTGTTGCCAAATCTGCCGCAGTCATCGCTTTTGGCGAAGATCCTCGACTGCCAATGCTTGTTGGCGATCGGGGAGCGCTTTGAGGCGCGGCAGAGGGCGAAGAGGCTGGAGCAGGCGCGGTCGTCGCATGCTCATAAATCACTTGCGCAGGATTTGCGCCCGCCGCAAGACTCTGCTGTATAAGAGAAAGAGCCTCGTTCATTACTAAAGCATTAGCCTCAGCGGCGGTTTTATTCATTGCCCTGTACATTTGCAGACGCTGAGACTTTAACGCCTCCACACGGGGGTAATAGTCTTCATGCTGTGCGGCAAATTGCGCCTCCATGGGCGTGTAAGTGTTAACAATTTGAGCTAGCTGGGCTTGTTGCTTTTGCTCAGCGTGCTGATGGGCTAAATAATCATTTTGCTGGGCCACTTGGTCTTGCAAACGCTGTTGTTGGGCCAGGAGGTGCGCCGCAGGATCCTCGTCGAATTCTGGCACTTCTGGCTCAAACTCAGGCGGCTGTTGCGGATTCATTCGCTCAACAAGCGTTTGAAATCTTTGCTCCATCGTGGCCATCTGGTCGCGCTGCCTATCAACCTGAGATTGAAGCTCTTTTCTGCGGTCAATCTCTTGTCGAATACGTTTTTGTGCTGGGGATTCCTGCCTATCCTCGGCAACCTCAGCATCTGCCTCAACAGGCTCGGGCTCAGACTCAGGCTCAGGCTCGGATTGTTCGCTTTGAACCTGCTCAGGCATTGAAGGTAAAAAATTGCTTTCCGCAGATGGCGGCGCAATTGTTTCTTCTTGCATTTGCTCTATGTTTAAAGGCTCACCATCGTCCAGGCCCAGTTCATGTGCCACGTTGCTCACGTATCTAATTTCCTTGCCAGTTCGCCAATGTCGCCACCGCGACGTTTTAAGTAATCCAGCACCAATTCTCTTTGGCGCTCCATGTCAGAGCTATACGACTCAATTTCATCGGCCGCTTGCTCAATTCCGTCTTCTTGATCTTGCAATGATTGTTGAGAATTTTCGTTATTTCGTTTTTCTCGCTCAACCTGTAGATCAACTATTGTTTTAAGTTGCCGGGCCTCTGCATGCGCTATTGTTGATTCGCGTTGCACTTCGGCTTGTTCGCGAATTCTTGCCATTTCAGTTTGGTAGCGCGCTTCAATTTCCAGAAGTTTTGCAGCGCGGTCTGCGTCGCTAATTTTCAATTTGGAGGCAAGCTCCATTTCATTAGCTTTTGCGTCAAGCGCCATTTGACGCTCTTTAATCCCGGCCTCAAGTTGAGCCTCTTGTTGTCGCGCTTGAATCTTCATGGCCTCAGCTTCGCGCCGGTCTTTGAGCTGCATATTTTCCTGCTGCAACTTGCCAATCTCATTTTGCATTTGCTGCATTTGTTGTTGGATTTGGCCCATATCGGGCGCCTGGGTCTTTTCCTTGATGTACCCCACCCATTGTTTTGCAATAGAGTCCGGGATTGGGGCAAACGTCAATATTTCAGGAGGAAGAGGCACGCCCGCGCTAATTATGGTGGGCAGAATTGGCGCAAGGCTTGACCACACTTCATTCTTTAGATTTGGACTACTAACGGCATCTGATACAACAACGTCAAACTCAACGACGCCGGGGTCTTGCCAGAACACTGAAGCATCTTGGTCGGCAATCCGAAACATTTGGCCTGGCGTCAGATGTATTTTCATCAATTGAAGCAGATCATGCCCTTGCGTGACACGATAGCGCTTCATGCTGGCAAAAAACGGTTGCAAAATAGTTAGAGCGGATTGCTTTCTTTCTGCCTCTAGTACGCCGCTTTGCTCGGTGCCAACCATGCCAAGCAGTTCAGCATTCACGCCGGACACATCCTTGATTGCGTTAATACTAAAAGCCATCAAGTTATCTAAACTTGGCGGATACCCGCCAAAGCTTTTTTCTTTAATGGCCCCGGTTGATAGCGCGCCATCGTTTACCATGATGACGCCGCTAGGGTCTGACCATTTATCCTCAAGTTGGCGCAGGTTGTTAACTGCGCTTTCCTCAACCATCAGCCCGCCTTTGCTATTTGCTTGGAGCGCAGCCATAGCGGTAGAGAAAAATACGTTAGACCACATTTGCGGGCTAACCATTGAGCGCACTAAGCCGTACCAGCAATGCTGCTCTTCATCTCGCTTTGCGGTCATAGCCCTAAAGCTAAAACCGTCAAAAGGTAGCTCTTCCTTTTCTAAGATCATTGGGCCAACAACAACGCACTGGTAATACTTCCATTTAGTGCGTTCGTAGGACGGGGCGCTTACTCGGCTCTTAATGCGGCCCCATCGTTCTGGCGTGAAGGTAACCATTCGGCCTGTTTGCGGATCGCCAACTTCGACAACTTTTATACGTTCGCGCCATTGATATTGGCCGACTAAAACTCGGTTTTCCTTTTCATCCCACCACTCGCTGCGCCCGCGATTGTCGTATTTCCAGCTTTCAGTGCTGTCATGAGTTCCTTGCCAACCTTGGTCGCCCATATCGTCTAGCCCTAGCACGATCTCATCGCCAACTTCAGGCCAGCGCTCTCTCACTTCCTCAAGCTCAAGCCACTTTTCCCGAATAAGCCAATTGGCATCTTCGATATTGGACTTCCGGGCTGATGTGTCCCAACGCATTTCAAGCGGAGGCACCCGCTCCATGACGATACGCCCTTGCGTATCTAGCTCTGAATCAACAGTCGTCTCGATCCAGCCCATGCCTGTAATAAGCATGTCCCGAAAAGCTTGGTTTTCCTCATGTTCAGCCTGAGTGCGGTCGCGCACCCACTTGTTGGCTAAATTAAGCACCTCAGCAATTTGCCCATCCGGCGAGGAACGCGGCAAATATCTGGTTTCGCGCTGATTGTTGACTTCGTAGCCAACAACAGAATCAATTACTGGGCCAATTCTGTTAAAAGTAACGCAAGGCCGCTGGCGCTCTTCTAATTTTGCTCTGTCCTCGTCGTCCCATTGGTTGCCACTAACAAAGTCATAGTTTTGCCTAGCTTCAGCGCGCCAGTCTGACTGTTGTTTACTGGCGTCGCGTCGGCATTGGCCTATCTGTTCAAGAAGTTCTGCGTTGTCTTCGTAACTCATGCCGCCATCCAACTATGTGACCCGCCAGGCTCGGCGAATCGGGTGGAATATCTATTGTTCTGAACGGGTAAGCGCGCGTTTTTTCGGCCTACTGCCAAATAGCGCATTGCATCGGCAGCATGCGAGGCCCAATTGTGTAAAGGCTGATCTCGCCAGCAGCGCTGCTGCTTATCCCATCGTTTTTGATAAGACATAAGAGCATCAACTAAGCGCCCTGTTTTCTCTTTATCAAACCAACACATTGGTAGCGCCATGCGGACTGCGTTAATTCCATCATGCAGCGGCAGTTTGCGACATGGCTTAAATTTCAAACCCATGCTGCGGGCAATTTCTAAGCGACTTTTACCAGTGCCAAGCTCGCGCACCATAATGTCATGCGGAGCAATGTGCTCGCCGTAGTTATACCCCCACTCATCTGCTATTTCTCTAAGTAGGGTCACGTAATATTGCAGCCCCTCGCCATTAGCTTCGCGGTAGTTTAGTACCCTAATTTGGCCTGCGGGGCTTTGTTGATAGAAAATTATAGAAGTGCTATCGCTCATGCCAAGGTCAAATGCAGTATGCACCGGCAGCATCGGATCGTGAGGCACATCAGTAATGCGGTCCTGTTTGTCAGCGTCCTGCATGGCGGATATGTAATAGGCGCCGCTCATGCCGCCATCAAAACTGCAATAAAACTCTTGCTGGATTAGCTCTTCATCCATCCCCGCCAAGCGTTCTGCTTGCACATCTTCCTCGGACATAACGCCCGTATCGTCTACGCCAAGTTTCTGCACAAACCAATCTTTATTGGTCCGCGCCATTTCATAGAGCTTAAAGAGATGGTTTGATTTTCCTCGAGGCGTCCCATTAAAAACGGCCCAGCCTTTGTTTTCTCTTAAGATTGGCCTAATAAAGTTCCAACCGTTTGGATCTTCAAGACTGTACTCAGAAAAAATGCAGCCCACTGGGTTGGTGCCGACAATATTGTCAATGTTGTCGGAGCCGACTAATTGGACAATTGAACCGTTGCGCAAATGAACGCGCATATCAGTTTCGTTAACGCGCGTTACTAGCTCTTGGGGAATATGCGACATAAACGGAAACCCAGCCCCGTCCATGCCGTGCCAAATGACCCTGCGGGCCTGGGCAAATGTAGGCAAAAAGTAGAAATAGCTTCCAACACGCTCAAATGCCGCCCGTACCATTAAGTTAAAGCAAGATTTATCTTTGCCTGCGCGGCGATGATGCACAAGCAAAATACGCTTGTACCCTTCATCAAAGGCCGAAAAGGCCGGGCGCTGATACCAGCGGGGGTCGAAGTTGTGTGGAAGCTTTATCTCCAATTACATGCCTTTGGCGCGATTATTTGTTACGCCGTAATGCCCCTTATTAGTTTTGTCTACAATTTTCCCGCCTTTTGCGGGCTTATTGTGCTGGACTAGGCCAACGCTAGAATTGCTCTGGTTGCTCGGCACGGAGCCGCGCGTTTTGTCATTGTCTAGGGCTAGGTTGTTGCGTCCACCTTTCATAATTTGTTTCCGTTAATTAAAAGTATAAATAGCTGCGCAGCACATTAATTGCTTTGCGTTATTTGCAATTATGGCAAAAAAGCAGCAAAAACAACGCTGTTTTATCTGCCTCACGCTCTTCTTCAAGAACACCAATCTGTTGTTGCAATTTGCGCAAACGCGCTTGCAAACGGCCAGATAACTTGGCCTTTGATTGCAAATTCTTTGCCTGCCCAACCAATATTGACAATAAAACATCAATATTGGTTGCACTAGCACTTTTTTTGCGATTATCCACTTGCCAAAGTATTGTCGCAACCTGCTGTTTTCTTTTACTTTCCTTCTCTTCAAGGCGCTCAATAATTTCTACAAATGCATCCGCGCTTTGGGCGCGCTTTTGCTCATTAGTTGACTGCATTAAAATAGAGGGTTGACCGCGCTATTGAATCACGTATCTCTTTCTAGCCTAGCCACTCGCTCGACCATGTTTAGATTAAACCGCTGCGTACAGCTAACTAATTCTTCGATTTTCTCGGATTGGCGCTGCCGCTCTTCTTTGCTGTCAGCAAAGGCGCGCTCTTGTTGCGCAATAATCCGGTTAAAATTCTCATCAACCCGGCGAGTCCAGCCATTAAATTGGGCGATATCTAGTTTTTTATCGTCCATTTTTAAAACTTTGGCCTCAAGCTCGTCGAATTGCTCTTCTTGCAGGTTAATCCAGCGTTTTGCTATCCACCACAAGACTCCAAAGGCGCCAGCAATTGCGCCCCCAGCAAGCCAACTTGCAAGATTTGGGTCATTCGGCACCTGTTGCATTCCATTTAGGGCCAAACCAGCGCACAGCGCGCACCATGAGCGCGGTTTTGCGCTTGCTGGCGCCATCCTCAATAAGCATTTGCCTGAACAGGTCGGCAGCAAGCCTGCTGGAACTCCAATCTGGGCGCTCATCGCACAGCCAATCGTGTACTAGGCTTGCGCGCATCACAGCAGGGTGAAATTTAGAGTAAGTGACGGCCCAGGTTAGGCCAATGGCGCTAGGTATGCTCGCGCCGTCAAAGCAATACCCGGCGGGGATCTTGAATCGCGGCATGTCTATGCGCACAACCGAATAATTTTCAACGAGCTGGTATCTTGAGTTTTCAAACGGAACAGGGCGAACCTTCGGGGCTTTCGAATACTTAGTCAGTACCTCTAGCCGTAGACTGCCCATTACTTTAAGAAGCTGCCACAAACATCGCTGACTGTTTGCTTGTTTGCACCCTTAGTACGCTCGGCGCTATCACAACCAGCCGCTATGCCGGTAGCAATAGAGGCGCCCACGGTCGCCATTGTTGCCAAGCACCCTCCCAAAGACGTGCTAACAAGCAAAAGAGACGTTACAAATATCAATTTTTTCATGCCGCTATACCGTTATTGCGTTTAAGTTGCTTGAGCTTATCTATTGCGTCCGTTGGCACGCAGCTAAACCTAAGATTCATGCCCGCCGCTTCAGCTTCGACTCGCATTTTTTCGTATCTTTTGCGCGCTTCGGCCTCACAATCTTGCTTGCTTGCGTATTCCACCACTGGCGACTCAAGGCCGATCATGCATTGAGCTGGAGATTGCGCCATTGGCGGGCAAATCATCAGCACAAGCGCAAGAGGGTTCATTTAACTGCCTAAAAAGACAAATTAGTACATACGTTTTTTAGGCTTTGCTTTTGGGCTTGTCTTTTTTGCCCTTTTTCGGGCATTGGCAGCGTCGAGTTTGCCCTCTTTTGTGTAATCAAATTCTTTGATTTTGCCGCTGCGGGTTTTAACTTTGGGCATGTCTGACTCCTAATATGGATTTAGATTTAAGCGCAAAGCGCCCATTATTTGGGCGCCTCCGGGGTGCTTTCGTTCTCTGTATATTTTTTTATGCTGATGGTGATGTCTTTGTCTACCGCATCGCCAACAGTAACTTGGGTCTGAGTGCGCGTTTCTTTGCTCAGGCTAAGATAGAACCTGCTGCGATTGTTGGCTTCCTGTAAACGCTGCGTATCTGCGCGGTCGCCAGCCAAGTCCACCGTGTCCATTATCTGTTTGCTCATATCTGCCCAGCTTCGGCGCTGATCATCAGTCGCTTTAGCATAGACCGCAGCAAATGGCTTGGCGTTCAACACGGCATTTTTATCGCCTAGCCAATCATATACAGCCAGCAGTTCGTCCTCGTTTGCACACGCCTCTTTTAGCGTGCGCCCAAGGCGAACGTGCTTGATTATTTCTGCTGCGCGATCTGGGTTAAATTCCATACTTAAATTGTATCTTTTCCTCAACCCATAAAAAAGAACCCCGCGCCAGCTTTTGGCTGAGGCGGGGTCTTTAACGTCGGAGGTAAAGCCAATCTAGTGAATACTTGGGATGGTTGCTAAAAGCATTCACTATCAAAACCGGGCGGGAGCGCGCCCGGTAATTAAGATTATAGCCAAGAGGCTTTCTTTTCACCAGCCCAGCCTGTCAGTTGCATCTCTTTTTTCTGGTTTTTTTGAAATTGTTTTTGAAAACCACTGGGGCACATCAAAACAGGGGCATGCTTTAGCGCTAACTTCGTTATGGCCGCGGACCTTTTTTGCGTCGATCCCATAAGTCTCACAAAGCTCAGTGGCCAAATGGTCCAGAGAAACCATTTGTTCTTTTGTAAAATTAAATTGCGGCCTGCCTTTTTCGTTTATCCCGCCCACTAGGGCTATGCCAACACTGGTCGAGTTATAGCCGCGCGTGTGCGCGCCAGCGCGTTCAATTTTTCGGCCTTTCTGAATCTTACCGTCGCGCTTGATTAGAAAGTGATAGCCAATATCAGACCAGCCGCGCCTTACGTGCCAGGAGCGAACGGTCTTAACCCCGATGTCCTGGCTAGGCTTAGTCGCGGTGCAGTGGACCCAGATGCTGTTTATTTCTCTCAATTTTTTATCTCGTTAGACACGGATACGGACTCCCCTTGGCCGCGGCGCGGCGCCGGAGTCCCGCGCCCCGATGCCCCCCCCCTGGCCTGATTTCCTGGCGCGGCGTTCCACGTGAAACATCGCTCGAATCGTCGATTTTCGCATGCCCGAAAGTTATCCACAGGATATCCACAGAATATTAACAGGATATCTACAGGATGC